TGAATCGGTAGTTTATGAAGATCCAAAAATACAACAAATAAAAGAATTGATGGCTAAATTAAGTCCATCAAGAAAATAATAAATAAAATAAAACAAATAAACAAATAACAACTATGAGTAGTTTTTTATTAAAATCTGGTGAAGTAGGAAACATCGGATTAAAACAAATGAAACTTGTAAGAGAGCAAACCATTGAAAAATGGGATAGAATGGGCTTTCTTGAAGGTTTAGAAGGTCACACTAAAGACAATGTGGCTCAATTATTCGAAAATCAAGCTTCTTTCTTAATCAATGAAGCAACCGCAACAGACGCAGCAGGTTCTTTCGAAACAGTAGTATTCCCTATCATTAGAAGGGTATTCTCAAAATTATTAGCTAACGAAATCGTTTCAGTTCAAGCTTTGAACATGCCGATTGGTAGAATTTTCTTCTTCGTTCCTAAAATTTCTCAAAGAATATTATTAAATGATGGTGTTACATACGCACACTCAAATCCTTTTGGTTATCCAAACCCAGGAACAGGTGCTCAAGATACAACAACTTTCCAACCAACAAACTTGTATGATTCATATTATGAGTCAACTACTGGTTTAGATAATGACGTTCTTTTTGATAGATCTAAAGGAGCTTACCAAGAATTCACATCAAACACGACTTCAGGTTTAAGACAAGTTAGTTTAACTACATTATCAGGTGGAACTACAGTATTTACAACAGTTGCTGGTGTTAATGCTTCAGGTTGTACAAGATATACAACTTTAGAAGTATCAGGTTTCACTTCAGGTGGAGCTGGTAAAATCATTGGACCGAATGGTAATGAAATGGATACTGAAGAATTTTTAGCTTCATTCCAAATTTTAAATAACACAGCACTATATTGTTGTACAGGTTCAACAGGTGGTGTTGGTTCAGGTGCAGGACAAAACTTGTCATACGCAGCTAATTCACCAATGGAATTTAGAGTTGTAACTCAAAAATATTCAAGACAAATCGTTGATTATTGGAAACAAGTTCAAGGAACTTTAGGTGGTCAAACAGTTCAATCTTCAGCTCAAGATGTTTGTAACGCAAACGGATTGATGTATGTTGAGGTAGATTTAAGTTGTCCAGCTTGTGTATCTTGTGATTCAGTAGATGGTTATGTAGGTTCATACATCCCTGGAGCACATCAAAATGGTGGTGCAACTGCTAAGTTCTACGCTAAATGGAGACAATATAGAGAATTAGAATTTGAAGCAGCTTTAGGTGAAGTTTCTTTCGAATTAGATTCAGTAACAATCTCTGTAACAGAAAGAAAATTAAGAGCACAATGGTCTCCTGAAATGGCTCAAGACGTTAGTGCATTCCATAACATTGACGCAGAAGCTGAATTAACAGCTATTTTATCTGAAGAAATCGCAGCGGAAATTGATAGAGAAATCTTGAGAGATTTAAGAAAAGCAGCGGCTTGGAGATTAAGATGGGATTGGAATGGTTGGAAGAGATTCTCAGCAGGTCAAGCTCCATACACTCAAAAAGACTGGAACCAAACATTGATTACAGCAATCAATCAAATTTCAGCTCAAATCTTCAAATCAACTTTAAGAGGTGGTGCTAACTGGATCGTTTGTTCAGCTGAAGTTTCAGCAATCTTTGATGATTTACAATACTTCCACGTTTCAAACGCTAACCCTGAAGAAGATCAATACAATATGGGTATTGAAAAAATTGGAACTCTTCAAGGAAGATACAAAGTGTATAGAGATCCATACTTCCCAGCTAACAAAGTGTTAATCGGACACAAAGGTTCATCTATGTTAGATACTGGTTATGTATACGCTCCATACGTTCCATTACAATTAACTCCAACTATGTATAATCCATTCACTTTCGCACCTATTAAAGGTATCATGACTAGATACGCAACTAAGGTGTTGAACAATAGGTTCTATGGTGTTATCACAGTAGATGGTGTTAGAACATTTAACATCGCAGAATTAAGATAATCTTAATTAAACTCTATAAAAAAAGGTGGATATTATTCCACCTTTTTTTTTGCTATTTTTTATTTTAAATTATACTTTTTCGTCAAAAAAAACTTCACAATGATCTTTAGAATAAAAACCCATAATACCTTTAGCGTTATTAATAGAATTAACTGAGAAGTCAAAACCTTGTTTAGATTCACCATATCTTAATTTAATTGACATTCTTTTAAAAGCGATTTCCCAATGATGTATGGTTGTTTTAACCCAAGAACCGTGAATTGCGATAATTTCATTCATATCACAATAATCACTAAGATGATGCCAAATAAAACCTTTAACCTTTCTAAATTCTTTTCTTCTTAAAGACATTGATTTTCTACGTTTTTTATCCCAATCAAAATAATCTTCATCATCCCTAATTTTAGCAACAGTACCGGGTTGAAATGTGTTTATTGAACCTATAAGAAAATATTCTTGAGCTATTTTAGGCATGGCATAAAATCCACGTCTAGTTGGTGGTTTATGGAAAGTAGTAGGATTAAACTCATAACCTTTTTGGGTTTTAAGATTAACACCACCAAATCTTACAAATACTTTTAAGTCTTTATTTTTATACATATAGATTTAAATAATCATTATTATATGCAAATATAGGTAAAAATAATCGTATATAAAAAAAAATATTCATTTTTTTATTTATCGTGTATTTATTGACTAGCAATGAATAAGTAGTTGTTTTAAGTAAATAAACCCTTTTAAGATATGGACACGAAACGTAATGATTTTAAAAATTCAAAACAAGATAAAAGAAAATTATCTAACTGCCATACTGATGACAGCAATGTTCTTCAATCCGTTTGGTTACGATATGATTTTTTTCACTATCCTCAACCTGACAGGTTCATATTGGATTACAGTTTCAATTTTTTACCTCATATCTGGGTGTTTATTCTCTTTATATTTCTACTTGTCTAAAAAAAATAAGAAAAATAGTGGTGAATGAATATTTATGAAAACACACTATTTATATGTATAAAGATAAAAATTTAAATTAAAAAAATATGGCAGATTTATTAAGCAAAATACCATTACCATTTGAACCGTTAAGAAAAAATAGGTTTATCGTAAGATTCCCATCAACTTTAGGTATTAACGAATGGTATGTTACATCGGCAGCAAGACCAACAATAACAATTACCGATACAGAAGTTCCATTCTTAAATACTTCTACATATGTAGCAGGTAGATTTACTTGGGGAACAATTGACGTTAATTTCAAAGATCCAATTGGACCTTCAGCATCACAAGCACTTATGGAATGGGTACGTTTATGTGCGGAGTCTGTTACAGGACGTATGGGATACGCTGCGGGGTATAAGAAAAACATTGACCTTGAGATGTTAGACCCAACAGGTGTTGTTGTTGAAAAATGGATATTAGAAGGAACTTTCTTATCTGATGTTAATTTTGATACTTTAGCTTATAGTTCAGACGCATTGGCAACAATTTCTGCGACACTTCGTATGGATAGATGTGTATTAGTTTACTAATCAATTAAAATAAAATATATTACACCCTACATTTAATTATGTGGGGTTTTTTATTTATATAAAAAAAACATATCCTATTATTTATAATAAAAACAAAATTATATGGAACAAAATTTAATAGACGCTGCAACTGAAAATTTCAGTTTACCACACGATGTGGTTCAATTACCAACCGGGGGGATTTTTTATAAATCAAAAAAGAAAGCAGTTAAGATTGGTTATTTAACAGCAAATGATGAAAATTATTTAATCGGTTCAGGTCGTAGTAGTGAAAATATTATATTAAAACTATTACGAAATAAAATGTATGAACACGACTTACGTCCTGAAGAACTTTTAGATGGTGATGTTGAGGCGATTTTAATCTTTTTAAGAAACTCTTCATTTGGTTCGGAATATAGTGTCAATTTAATTGACCCGGGAACTGATAAACCATTTGTTGGTTCGGTTATTTTAGATGAATTAAATATTAGAAAAACTGAGGTTAAACCTGACGAGGATGGAACGTTTACAACTAAATTACCGAGAACAGGTGTTACTGTAAAATTAAGACCAACAACTTTTTACGATACGATTGAATTAGATAAAATGGTTGAACAATATCCCGTTGGTAGACAAGCACCTAAAATTACTTGGAAACTGTTAAAACATATTGTTGAAGTTGATGGTAGTTCAGATAAATCAAAA